TTTACTTGCACTTATTCCTATTACGCCTTCTTCATCTGGATCTCTATCGCCGGCCGATATTACATTAATTTTTTCAAAGTTATAATAGCCGTGTCTATTCTTTTCATCATTGTATCTATTTAATATGGACTTAAATTCTGCAATTCTATCACTGCCTACTACCATTGTTACATTTCTATAACCCATATTGTATATTTTTGTTGCTAACTCTAATATCATATTTGAAGGCATAACCATTATATGACTAGCGTAGTTTTTAAACATCATAGTCATATATTTTAATTTATCTGATGGTGATAATGGATTTTTAATTGCGTCTTGCGATCTACTTAAAAATATTTTATAATCCATACCTTGACTGGCCACCGTTCTTATAAGTTTTTCGTGGCCTATTGTTGGTGGATTAAATCTACCAAAAGTAAATGCAAAAGATTTATTGGTTTCTTCTGTTTTTATTGAATCTAATTCTGCGTCTGTAATTTCACCATCTTTTATTATATCTTTTAATGCCTTATAGAAAGTTAAATAATGATATTTTTCTAACATTTTATAAATCACATTTTTAGGTAATTGATTTTTTCTACCAAATGTTTTTATTTCCTCTGGTGTCATATCTGTTGCAAAAGCGTCAGCACGATCTTTTAAAACTTCATTACCTATAGCTACTAAATGATTAATGTTATCTTCAACTTCTATAACTTTTGCATTTATTAATTCTTGTAAATCTAACACATCATCAGGGTTCAATTCTTTTAATTCTCTATAGTCTATCAGGTCTCTTTTTAATTCTCCTTGCACTACATCTATTTCTTTTACCTTTTTTTCAAAGTCGGCCACATATGCTTTAGGATTAAATTTAAATTCTTCTGCTCTTTTTATGAATATATTATTTTTTATATCAAACACTGCATCAGCCATTTTGTCGTTTGTTTCTTTTACATTAGGGTCTGTAATAACATAATAATTAATAGGATGTTTTGTACCTGGCACTAAAGCGCCGTTAATATTTCTTAATGATTTAGCTAACTCTTTTCTAACAACGTCTCTATCTTCTAAAGGCACATCAAATAAAACATTAACGTCTAAATCTGCATCATCTCTATAAGTTTTTGTAAGTATTGAACCTACTAAATTATATCTTAATACAGGTCGTATTTTATTAAATTGTTCAATTTGATTTTTTATAATGTCTAATACAACTTGTTTTAATTTTGGATTGTTTGTATTAGCATCATCAAACACACCTTTAGCGTATGTTCGTCTAGGTATATCTATCACAGCTTCTTTTACTAATTTAAACATTTGATTTTCTTATCGCTCTTTCTTTTGCCATCCATTTTTTAGCAATGTAACTTTTAATTGGTGTGTTTAAAAAATTTCTAACAGCTGAATTTACTTTACTCATTGTTAAGGTGGTTAATTCTTCATCTGATTTGCTATTATCTACAACAATAAAATTTGTTAAACCAAAAAGGTTTTGAAACTTGCCTATATTATTTTGCACAGATTGCCAAGAATTTTTAGTGATATATTCTGGAACTATTCTTTGTCTTTTAGCATTTCTTTCTAAAGCAACATTTAAACTTGTATTTACAAATATCATATAACAATCATAACCTAATAATTGTAAAGAACTAAATTGTCTACTTATTATATTATAATCTCTACCTGTAGCATCTATTACTAAACCTAATCGGCCTTTTACATATAAATCTATTTGATTATCTACAATTGCCTTTGCTCTTGTTCTTATCATGTCTCTAAAATATTGTTCTTCATCTGGCATAGATAATGACAAGCCTACTTTTAATAAACTTTTTTCTAATATTACATCAGAGTTAACTAATTTTAATCCTGTACCTGCAAATACGTTTTTTGCAACAAAAGATTTACCTGAACCTGGCCCGCCTGCAAGAAAAAATGCTTTAAATATATTAGGGTCGTATAAGCCTTCTGAAATTATTTGTTCAAACGATTTCATTAATTATCTACTTTTGCTCCTGATCTCCATTGATAACAAGACCAATATCTTGCACTGTCTTTTGGCCCTGGATTGTCACAATTATGTCTTGCTCTAAAAGATTTTCTTCTTTCAGGATCATCTCGTTTAATTTCCATATTAGGGTCACCAAAATTTACTTTAACAACATTACCTTTAGCATTCTTTACATAAACAGAAAACTTTTTAGGCCCACCTGGTGTTCTAAATGGATTGTTTAGTGTTACTTTTCTACCTTGATATTCAGATTCTTCTTGTATTAAGTCATCATATTTCATGTTTTCACAAATTTGATCTATTTCCTCTTTTCTTTTTTCGTAATCTTTAAATGTTTTCATTTATCCTTTTACCCAATCTTTGGCTATTGTAAAATTAGCACGACTAAACTCTAGCCTATCAACGAGTTTAACGGCACCCTTAACTCGATCAACTGCCACATATCCTTCAGGATTTGTTACTTTATATCCGTTTGGTGTTCTTATGAAGTGACCTATTGATTGTATTTGATTTAATTTTCTGATAAGAAAATTCTTAGCACGCTGTAATGATACCCAACTTGCGATTGTAAAATATAATGATTGTTCATTTCTGTCAATAAAATCTAAACCATTATCTCTTATTGTTCGATATTTTTTTTTAGTTTCATCTTTAGATACAGCGTCCACTTCTTGTTGTAGCATATTTGCATAATATGATCTAAACATATCTATTAGTTCTTTTACTTTAGCAATATCACCTTGTGTATTTTTAATAAAGTTATTAAAGAAAGATTTAAGTTTATAACCTACTGATAATGGCTCTGATGAATTAAATTGATTTAAAAATTTTTCTGCTTTTGATAAAGAGCCTTCAGCCATCGCTATAATATTATCAAACTGTGTCATCTCAGTATTGTTAAATGTTGCTGAACCTGATGCGTCTGTATAAGTAGCGTCTGTTACAAATATTGATGATATTTTAGGAAAACCTTTTATTGAGCCAAAACTTGCCTTTAGATTACTCATTTTACTTCCTGAGTATACTGTATGAAATACGATTCCTAATCTTGCACTGGCTATTCTTTTACCTATTTGACTATCTGTAGCCACTGCATATGTAATTGTATTCGGTGTAAATACATAAAAATCTTGTTCATCTATTGTAGTTGTTTTGACATCACCTTTTGTAAACAATAAATCGCCTTGTAATATGCCTGTGATACCTAATTTAGATAACTCTCTTAAACATACAATTAATTTATTGGCTAAATCACCATCGTGGTTTTTTAATATATCGCCTGTTGAATAATTAATTTTAGGTGTTACGTTGAATACTGATTTTGTACCGACAAAGAATTTGCCATTTTCTGGATTAATGCCACATATAACAGCAGGCGCACCGTCCCATTTAACAGTTATGTTAAGTCGGCCACCTGTATGGCCTGTAAGCATTTTTTTAATTGATTTTAGAAAATTGACCGCATTACGACCACCTTTAGAGCCTTGGTCTATAATACTATCTTCTAAATGTTCTAAGTGAGTGTTTGTACTCTTTGTTACGAATCCTTTAAAACTAAACATTTTTCTTTCATTTTTTCCATTAATACAATCATTTTTTCCATATGTAAATCAAGTTATTATAGTATTATTTATATAAAAGCAAGTTTTTGTTATTATATTTTAATAAAAAAGCCGTTTGACTCACTTATTTTTTTGCCTTGCTTAATTTGTGCTACGATAGATATAATGTATTTTGATTTAGATAATCTACTTTATTAAATAATGCCATTCATATATTTATAGGCTATGAAATATTATCACAAAGAAATTTAGGAATACCGCCATTTAGTTGCCATTGACGGTGTTTGTTATGAAATTTTACAAGATTATCTATATCTTCTTCAAAAAAAGATTGTTTTATTATTGTATTGGTAGGTTTTTCTATAGCTTGCCAAAGTATTTTACCATTTGATTTAATCATCTTTTTTTCGTAAGATAATTGTGCAGTTAAACCTCCTGGTTTTCGATCACCTCTAAAAAATCTAACTTTTTGTTTTTTCATTATTTAATATCCATGTCCCATGATATAATTTTTTTAATTTTATTATCTTTTAATGGCTCAGTGAAATGACTTATAAATTTTGGTACAACAACGATTTGACCCTCAGTGACAGGCAAAGGGTATAATATTGTTCTGTCTGTATAAAAATCATTCCAAGGCTGAACATAATTTGTTACAGGTGAATTTTTTGGAAATTGTAAATATAGTATGCCTGATAGGCCTAAAGCTCCGTGATTATGTGGTATATGATATTCGCCTTTTTTATAAGTAACAGACCATATATCTTTTATAGCTATGTCTTTTTTTAATTTTTGACTTAACATATTTAATTCTTCACCTAATATATTTGCAAATGCCTCGACTAAACCTGTTCGATCACTTTGTCTATTTGTATGAAAAGTTTGTACACCATGTCTTTTATCTGGATATTGTTTAAAAAGAGTGGTTAAAGTTTTCTTTTTAGTGCTCCAGTTAAG